TACTCGGCACCCCCGGTCCCACGACCCTCGATAAGGGTTCGCTGACTCTAGGAAGGTCCCTCGATGTTCCCCGCATTTCGCGGTACGACGTGGATACGGAAACCCCTAGACCGGAGAAGTTGGTGGTGGATTTCGATACCACCGTCAATTCCTCACCCTTTGATATCTCGGGGAAGGGGAATCATGGGACGTTTCAGGGAAATGCCGTCTACTCCGCACCGGATAAGGCGTTTAAATTTGATGGAAATCAAGATTTTATTGAGACTAGAATAGGCGGTCCCGTGACCACACCAGGCGGTCCCGGCGTGATAAGTGGATCAAATCCACCATTTACTGCCTCAGTTTGGATTAAGTACAGTGGTAGCGAACAAGGTTACGTGACCCCATTTTCAATTGAACCACTTACATATGGTACGAATACGAATGTATGGTTATATATTTTAGAGTCTACAGGTAAACCAACGTTACAATTCGAAAATAATTACGTAGAATTTAGTGAACCCGGTACTTCAACAGGGGGTGCAACTTCAAACACGTGGCATCATCTCGCAGTTACTTTTAACGGAAGTTCAGCAATCGGTGGGCGTAGATGTTGGTTAAATGGTATAGAACAAGTATCTTCAGCTGTGGCTGGCTCGGCGGCTGGAGGTACGTTAACACTCGGAACTACACGATTAACAATCGGATCTATGTACTACAATAATGCTCATATTCATGAGATGATAGGTTTTATCTCCAATTTCAAACTCTACAACGTCGCCCTCGAAGCCTCGGAGGTCAAGAAACTGTACCGGTTGGGCCGAACCGGGCGGTCCATGGTCATCAGCGACACGGCCGTCGGGATCGGGAAAGCCCCTGAAGCCCAGTTGGATGTTAGGGGGAACATGAACGTTGACGGTGTGATCACGACTCCACAGAGACCTGTATTTTACGCGTACCACGCCGCAAATGGGGGGCCGACCCACGGTGCTACGGGAGCGACTCACAATACCGCCAATGGATACACAGGAATGATAAGATTCACCGCTGCAAAAATTAACGTAGGTAATTGTTTTAAACTGAACGACTACAAATTCCATGCTCCCATAACCGGGTGTTATTGGTTTGAATTTAGTGGTTTAGCTCGTGAGGGTACAGGCAATGGACATTTGGAATTAACACTATTTAAAAATGGGGCGAATGCGGCGCAGAGATCTTTTGCTTACACATATGTCATTGGAAACGACGACCACGATTTTATTGCCCTTCATCTTCCTCTTTTCTGTAACGCAGGTGATAATGTATATCCGGCCATACATTCCTGCGCACCGGGTGTTAATTTATATTTTGGTGAAGATATAGGACATTTTAGTGGATATTTCATAGGATAAATATCTATATAAACAATAGAATAGATAATGGTTTTGAATTCAAAAGAAACCATAAAATGCCACTATGTATGCAAAGTACTTAAATTTTTCGGAACTCAAGCTACGTGTTGGGGTAGTACATGGGAATCGATAGAAGTTCCAGAAGGTCAAGGAAAGCCCGGTAAAGAACAATTTGATACCAAATTACAAGAGTATATAGATGAGTTCACTTATGAGATTTTGAGACGAGAACGCAATAACAAGCTCAAACAAACGGATTTTCTAACAGTTTCTGATTTTCCTTACCCTTCAGAAGATATACGATCAGCGTGGATCGCATACCGTCAAAAACTTAGAAACATAACAGCTACAGAGACGCCCAGTCTAGATGAAAAATATCAATTAGTAGTCACATGGCCCACACCACCAATTTGGCCCGCGAATGTGGTCTAAGTTCCAAGTCCATAGGACTTGTCCCCACCAAACTTCTTACAAATTGAATCCCAGTTTGTAAGTCTTCCAAGCTTAAAAATAAACTCTCACTATATTATAAAATGTCTGGTGGTATTGCCCAACTCGTAGCCGTCGGAGCCCAGGATGTGCACCTCGTCGGTCAGCCCGAGGTGTCTTTCTTCAGGTCCACCTACAAACGTCATACAAATTTTTCCCAAACTGTCGAGCGTCAAGTCATTCAAGGCAACGTCTCAAATGGTGGTATGTCCACCGTCCGCTTCGAGCGCAAGGGTGACATGCTCAACTATGTCTACCTCGTTCCCAACACCGGTCTCAAGAGTAATACTATCACTGACTGGACTACCGTAATTTCCAAGGTCGAACTTATGGTGGGAGGTCAGGTTATTGATGAACAGGATTCTACCTACTCTACTCTCATCGCACCCACCCTCTCCGCGACCTCATCTTCCAAGTCGGTTGCCGGTGATCTCTACGGTGGCTCTACCAACGAGCGCTTCTACCCTCTCAGGTTCGCTTTCTGTGAGAACTGGCAGACTGCCCTTCCTCTCATTGCCCTCCAATATCACGACGTGGAGCTTCGCATCACTTGGGGTGCCGCGGCCGCTGCTTCTAAATGGGACGTCTACGCGAATTACGCGTACCTCGATACCCAGGAGCGTGAGATGTTCGCAGCTGAACCTCTTAACATGCTCATCACCCAGGTCCAGAAGGCTGTATCTTCCGGCTCTAAGATGCAGGAGCTGAACTTCAACCACCCCGTCAAGTATCTCACTTCGGCGGACAGCTCTGCTCTTGAGATCCTCAATGATGATAACAAGCTCAAGCTCCAAATTAACGGTACCGATGTTGCCGACTTCAAATTTGCCAACCCTAACTACACCTCGGTTCCTCTCTATTACCACACCTCCCATGGTAACTCTACCCCCGCCACCAAGCTCTTCACCTACCCTTTCTGCCTCGAGACTGGTAAGCTGCAGCCCACTGGTACCCTCAACTTTTCTCGACTTGATTCGGCTCGTATCATCAACGATACTCGGTCGGTAAATAAGGATATTTATGCCGTTAATTACAACATTTTAAGGGTAGAAAATGGTATGGGTGGTCTATTATATTCTAACTAATTAGTAAAAGATGCTTTGGAAAATAGTTTTTCTTCTCTCCATCGTTTTTGTATTGACGTACGATCCTAAGTCCAGGACACTTGAAACCTTTGTCGGTCAGCCCACAACGCCAGCCACACAGAAATCATGTGAAAATGCGCATTACGAAGCCGTCCAATTCGCTCAGACACCTTACGAGTGTCCCACTCCCGGTAAAACCAAAATGGGTGCCGTGATGTAGAATACTTAAAAAGAAGATGTTATTTTTATTTATAAATGATTCCGGTTACGAAAGACACGCTTTTGATTGTCGCGACCATCGTGTGTGCCGTAGCACTCGTTTTCCTTTTTAAAGAGTTAAACAAAACTAAAAAGGATATTGACGGGTTTAAGAATTTTTCAGCCCAGGTCGTCAGGCACCTCAGCGCTCCCCCCGAAGAACCATCTGTTCCTGAGACAGAGGAGGAACCCGAAAAAAGTGATGTAAAGGAGGACGAATAAACATATCGCCTTATTATAACTTGCGAATGCGCAATGAAGAAGTACAAGGCGATTGCAATACCGGTTAGCTTTATCGACGGGAAACCTCGGTTTCTCACAGTGAGAGATTGGCGCTTCAAGGATTGGATTTTTGTCACAGGAGGGTGTAGACGAAGAGAAATATTCAATCCTTTACGATGCGCACTACGAGAATTGGAGGAGGAGACACGTGGAGTTGTCTCCCTCAAGAATGGTGAATACACAGAATTTAAATTTATACACAAAGAAAGTCCAACGGTAGACCTGGAATATAATGTATATATATTTTTCGTTAATTATAACCGATCAGAACAACAAACCCAAATACGAAAATTCTATGAAGAAAAACACAAGACACAAATTAAAAAGATGAACAATCAACCCATACGCAAAACACACGACGAAAACGATTATATGAGTTATGATACACTCGAAGAATTCAACTCACGTAAACGTTGGAAACTCATCATAGATAATGTCATAAAAAATCCTAAATTTTATGCGTGCATAAGTTCTCATAACAGAAAAACCTTCTCTATTAAATAATGAAGTCCAAGGCTTTCATTTTAAGGCAGATAAGTGAACTGTTAGAGAAGAACAGGGGTATGTGCGAAGAGGAAATTCAGGAATGGCTCAAACAAAATGAAGAAAAAACAGTATATGAATTGTTAACCTTTAAGAAGGAACTTTCTAAAACAAAAGAATACCAGGACGTTTCCTGTATGAAATGGTTTAGAGATGATGAACAATAATAAGGTATGTTTAAGAATTGGTCACAAAGATTCAATAATGCTACCAATCTATCACACGTGCTCATGGACGGGGGTAAACTCTCTGTGCCGTTTGATAGATTGAATGAATTTTACGATATGTATATTAAGGCTGTAAAATCGGGAGAAAGGATTTACGTCGTCGAACAAAAGAGTGAGACGTATAACTTTTTCGTGGATATCGATTATAAAGACCCAGAGCCCCTAGGAATCGATGAGATTCAGGACATTTCTAAGGTTATTTGTGAGACGGTAAAGTTCCACGGTGGTAAAGAGTGTCTTATTTCTGTCTCACAACCCAAACCGTCAGGTGACCTAATTAAAACTGGTGTACACCTCAATTGGCCCAATTTTGTGGTTGATCAGATATCTGCCATCTCACTCCGCGAACACATTCTCGTGTCCCTCTCAAAATTTAAGAGTAATATGGATTGGAATGCAATTATCGATTCATCTGTATACGGTGACGCACGTAGAAAGACAAAGGGGAGTGGATTTAGAATGCCATGGTCGTATAAACGAGCAAAACATGAAGCGTGTGATGGTAAAGGGTGTAAAGATTGTGATAATGGTAGAGTAGACCAACTGGCATATCTTCCAGTTTTCATATACAAAGTTGGTTCTCTCACGAGAATAGGTCAGGACCCAACCGTTGAAATTCTTAAAATGTCAGCCGTTCGAACCGATGCACACAAAACCGTTACGGTAGAGCCACCTTCTGTATCTTTGAAAATCAAAGAAAATTCCTTTTCAGATGAACAAATGAATAATGAAATCTATGATGAAGAATTGAAACACAAAATAGAAACATTTATTCGAAAAAATATGGAGGGTCAAGGGTGTGCATACATCACTAAACTATTCAAAAACAAAGAAACATATTTCGCAGCGACAAATTCTAGATATTGTGAAAACGTAAAAAGAAATCATGGGTCGAATCATGTGTGGTTCATCATAAGTGGAAGGGAGATTCTCCAAAAATGTTTCAGTCGACATGAAACAATTAGGGGAAGACGTGATGGCTTTTGTGAACACTTCTGTGGTAGAAGACATAAATTAACAAATGACATTATTGATAAACTTTACCCTAAAAAGGAAACACTCACAAAGTGTCCCGAAATAAAAAAAATTGTAGAAAAACCAGAAATTAAACAGATGAATGTAAAACCAGATCTTGAAAACTTCATTAATAAGAATATGAAATGTAGTGATGATACACGTGTAGTTAATGTAACTCGAAATAAAAATAATTTTTTAGTGTTAACCACATCTAATTATTGTGAAACTATTTCTGGTGTACATGAAAATAAAACTATGTCATATATCATCACCAAAAATAAAATAAAACAAAAATGTCCAATCTGTAAGAAAAATAATGGAAGAACTCACATCTTACTCCCCAAAATAACTGATAAACTTCAACCTAAAGATACTTAAACAGAACAGTGTTTAAAGTATATAAATGACTCGTTCTCGCTTTGGTAGGGTTATAAAGAAGCCCGTTCTTTATATACCAGTAGAAACTGTACTAGACGACGATTATGCTACAGATGATCATGATGATTTTGAAGATGATTCAGTAATTGATACTGAAGATGAATATAACTCAGAAGAAGGTAGTGATGACGATTACGACGAAGACGCTGATGATAATGGTAATCTCAAGGATTTCGTGGTAGATGATGAGAGTGAGAGTGAGGAAGAATCGGCTTAAAAAAAACAAATTCTATATTAGAAATGGAAACTGATATTGGTAATCCTATTGAGTACAACCCCACTGTCGACCCTTTAAATCAGGAAATTGAACACGAAAAACAGGAGATGGTTGAAGACCAGCCGTATTATTTCCATCCGAGTGAAATGAATTATCCACCTCCCCCACCTCAGCAAAATGCAAAAATCGATATATTCACGAACATTGATAAATCTACGTGGATAATCGCGTTTGCTGTTTTTCTTTTAGGTTTTTTTATGGGCAAGACTATGCAGCCAGTGATACTCAGGTATACCTAACTATTTACTTAAATCACGTATACGTCTCGACAGTTTGGTATCAGAATCTTCGTAACTTTCAGGTGTCGACGGACCCTGTGGAAATCCATTTAACCAGTGTTCCTCTGGAACACCAGAGTAAGCAACAAACGTTCCTATGTCACCGTATTTAGGGGGTACAAACCTATCCGTAATGGGACCCCTGTATGTATCTTCGACGAACCCTTTCGTACTGGATGGTTCAGAAACTGTTTTGTTTTTTAAATCGTATTTTGGTTTAAAAAACAAAATAAAGAAAGCTCCGACTAGGAGTATCGTGATGATAATCCTAATCATTTTGTTTATTGTATATGAATATTATT